TGGGGAAGCGTGCATGTGCAAAAATACCCCCGGGGGGTATTGAGCAGGTGGGACGCAAGTCATTGCCCAACGAAGTCAAGAAGAAGCGGGGCACTCTGCAGCCTTCTCGCATGCCCGCCAAGCAGGGCTCTGGGGTGGCGCCGCTCGACAATCTGAAGCTGCCTGAGGGCCTTGACCCGATCGGGCAGGGCGTCTGGCTTCGGATCACGTCGGCGTGCGACTGGCTTGCCGAGTCTGATCGAGAAGCGTTGACGATGCTCTGCAAAGATGAGCAGATGCTGGCGATGCTTACTGCTAGGCTGGAGGTGGACGGCGTGGTGCTCTTCACGGATAAGGGCTACGCCTACGCTCACCCGGCTTGGGGGATGCGCACCGCAACGGAGGAGAGAATCTACAAATGGATGAGCTCACTGGGGCTGACGCCAAGCGACCGCGCAAGGCTCGGGATCGCAATGGTGCAGGCAAGGACGTTGTTGGAGGAGTTTCGGGAGAAGTTCGCAGCACTCCCGACTGGCCCCCGCGCTGGCTGACCCCTACCCCGCAGGCTGACCTTGACCGCTCGCAGGGCGATCAGGTGGCTGACTTCGGGGAGGCGCTGGTGCCCATCGCCAAGGACTCCATCGGCGGGCTCTCGGGAGAGCCGATCACCTTCCGCCCATGGCAGCGCAACCTGCTGCGCCATGCCCTAGCACGCAAGGCAGACGGCACCTATACGCACCGCTTCTTCATGGTGGGCGCAGCCCGCAAGAACGGAAAGACGGCGCTGCTCTCAACCGTGCCGCTGGCGCTGGGACTCTTCGGCGATCAGGGTGGTGAAATCTATTCGGCTGCCGCCGACCGCGATCAGGCGAAGCTCGTGATGGCACACGCCAAGCGCGCAGTCGAGATGAGCCCCATGCTCGCTGAGCAGATTCGAGTCTTCCGTGACACGCTGGAGTTCAAGCCGACGGGCACCATCTGGCGCGCGTTGTCGTCTGAGGCGTACACGAAAGAAGGACTCAGCGCCACGCTGGTGCTGGCTGATGAGTTGGCGGCATGGCCCAACCGTGACCTATTCGACGTGCTCTCACTTTCAATGGGTGCGAGAAGGTCGCCGCTCTTCTTGGCGATCACCACGGCTGGGCAGCGCACGGATCAGACGGGCATGGACTCCATCGCGTACACGCTCTACCAGTTGGCACGCCGTCGCATCACGGGCGAGCATGACGACCCGACCCTTGGCATGGCGTGGTACGAAGCCGACGACGACGCCTACACGAACCCTGAGAAGTGGGCGCAAGCCAACCCCGGACTGCTCTCAACGCCGCCGCTCCTGAGCCTTGAAGACTTGACGTCAGCGAAGATGCGCACGCCCGAAGCCGAGTTTCGGACGAAGCGGCTCAACCAGTTCGCCGCATCTGGGCAGGCGTTCTTGCCTGCTGGGACGTGGGACGCCTGCGCCGATACCAGCCTGCAGCTGCAAGATGGTGACCCGCTGGTGCTGGGGTTCGATGGCTCCTTCTCGGCAGATAGCACCGGGGTGATCGGCGTGCGCACCACGGACTCCGCCGTCTTCGTGCTCGGACTCTGGGAGCGTCCGATCGACGACCTCAGCTGGCGCGTCCCCGTTGAGGAGGTCGAGATGCGGATGGAAGAACTCTGCAAGACGTACGCCGTCAAGGAGATCAACTGCGACCCGTTCAGGTGGCAGGCAACAATGGAACGCTGGCAGCAGGCGGGCCTTCCCGTCGTTGAGCATCCTCAGAGCCCAGCCCGTATGACGCCAGCCACTGCCGCCTTCTATGATGCCGTCGTCAACGGGCGGCTGAAGCATGACGGCGATCCACGGCTTACCCGACACGTCGGGAACGCCACGCCCTACCAGACGCGATACGGTGTGCAGGTGCGCAAGGGCAAGGACTCAGGCAAGAAGATTGACTTGTGCGTGGCAGCCATTATGGCGTGGGGGCGTGCTGCTACGCTAGGCGCAACACCTGCGGAGAAGCCGCGCGCATCAGTCGCGTTCATTGAGTTGTAAGGAGTCACATGGGAATCGTTGACCGTCTTCTTGGACGTCAGAGCGAAGAGCGAGCCGTCGGCGGCATGTGGAACGTTGAAGTCGACGCCGCAGGCACCAGTCTCAACGAGAAGAACGCCACCACAATCGGGGCCTTGTACGCCGCCGTGAAACTCTACGCCGACACCGTTGCAACCATGCCCGTCGGCGTCTTCATCCGTGACCGTGGCGTACGTCGCCCCGTGACACGCCCGCGCTGGCTGGACAATCCAGTGCCGAACAATCCGAACTACACCCGCTTCGACCTGATGCACCGAACCGTCAGCAGCTTGATGATTGACGGCAACGCTTTCCTCATGGTGCTGCGTGATGGTGCAGAGATTGTCGAGATTCGCCTGCTTGACCCACGCAAGGTGACGATCCTACGCAACGAAAACGGTGCGCCAATCTATCGCGTGAAGACGACGGCGGGCGCCGTTGACTTGACCGCTGACGACATCGTGCACATCACGCTCTTCGGCGTAGGTGAAGATCTGCGCGGGCTCTCACCAGTTGAGCATCACAAGACGACGCTCGGACTTGCCAAGGCAACGACAGAGTATGCCGCCAAGTTCTTCGAGCAGGGCGCATCCGTCAGCGGGCTTGTGACCGTGCCGGGAGAGCTCACAGCCGATCAGGCAGAGAGCCTGCGCGCATCGTTCGGACGACGTCACGAAGGGCTGCGCAACATGCACAAGGTTGCAGTGCTCACGGGCGGCGCCGACTTCAAGAGCATGGGGTTCAATCCTTCAGACTTGGCAATCGTTGAAAACATGGAAGCAGGAACGCAGGCGATCGCTCGACTCTACGGCGTACCGCTGCATCTTCTCCAGTTGCCGGGCGGCAACTCCAGCTTCAATAGCCTTGAGATCATCTCACGAGAGTGGTTGACCTTGGGACTGGGCAGCCTTATTGCTAGGCTAGAAGCAGGCTTCCAGCGGCTCATCGTTGGCGACACCACCTTCATCAAGTTCAACGTCGACAGCATGCTTCGACCGTTGACGAAGGAGCGATTCGACGCCTACGCCGTGGCACTCAACAACGGCTTCCTCAGCCTGAACGAAGTGCGCACCCTTGAGGATCGCCCGCCAGTGGGCCCTGATGGTGACGCCTTCCGCCAGCCGCTGAACATCGGCACCGTAGGTGAGGAGCCGCAGGCGTGAGCTACGTCATCGTTGACCTAGACGGCACACTCGTTCTTGACAACGAGCAGCCGAATCAGCCACTGATTGACGCACTGAACGAGAAGGTCATGAGCGGCGACACGCAGGTGATTATCGTCAGCGCGCGCAAGATCGACCGCCTGACTGAGACACGCGCATGGCTGCAGGAGTACGGCGTGGCTGGTGTTGAGGAGATTCACCTGAACGACTTTGAGGGCAGCGCCTTCGCCACTGGGCTGGCGTTCAAGGAATACAAGTATGGACTCCTGAAAGAGCAGTACGGCACGGAGATTGAGTACGCGATTGACAACGACCCAGCCGTGCGCGAGATGGCGCAGGGCCTTGGGATTGAAGCCTACACGCCAGAGCAGTTCATCACGGACGAAGAGCGCGCCATCGTCAACGTCCCGAACTACGTCGCAGCTGCAGCGAAGGCTGGGCTCGAAGCCTATGAAGGCGGGCTCGGCGGCGACGGCTTGCAGCCAGCCACCATCCGAGAAGCGCGCCAACTTGCCGAAGGCAGCGTGGATGATGAGAAGGTCATGCGCATGGCGGCGTGGATTCGCCGACACCGTGGCGACTGGGAAGGCGTACCTCAGAACAGCGACCCAGAAGACGAACGCTTCCCCGGTCACGGAGCCGTTGCCGCCCTACTCTGGGGCGTCAATCCCGTAGACACAAATGGCGCCGACCGCGTCCTTGCTTGGGCGGATAGTATCAACAACACCACGCAGCTTGAGGAGAACTCAATGGCACGAGAGCACGAAACACGCGCACTGCCGCTCGGCGACTTCACTGTCACCGAAGGCGAAGATGGACAGAAGACCTTTACGGGATACGCCGCCGTCTTCGGCGCGGAATCGCAGGGGCTGCCCTTCATCGAGCGCATTGCCAACGGTGCCTTCGCGCGCGCCATCAAGCAGGCAGAGCAGGGGCGCCGCGTCATCAAGTTCTTGCATGGTCATGATGAGAGCCGCATGCTGGCAACGACCGCAAGCGGGCGCCTGACCCTGAGCGAAGATGCCGTTGGCTTGAAGGTTGAGGCTCGCCTTGACCCAGCCGACCCAGACGCCGCCGCCGTGATCAGCAAGTTGACGAACGAAGCCAAGGCGATGGGCATGTCCTTCGGGTTCACGGTGCCGAAGAACGGGCAGCAGTGGCACGAAGACGGCAGCCGCACCCTGACTGAGATTGGGCTGCTCGAAGTCTCCACGCTCTCGGGCCACACGCCTGCGTACCCGGCTACGCTCGGGCTGACCGCAGTGCGCAAGATCGCGCCGAACAAGATCGGCGTGGACGGCGACGCTCTCGTTGAAACTCTTGAAGCCGTCAAGGCTGGCAACACTCTTGACGCTGATCAGACGGCGCTGCTCGACGCAGTGCGCGCCAAGCTAGGCGCAGCACCCGAGCCCGTCATTGAAGCAACTGCCCCGGCTGGCGAGCACCACACCATTGTGGCAGCCCGCCTGAAGTTGGAGCAGTTGAAGGGATAAACTCCCAACAGCCCACGCGCCACGGTTCTTCTGGCTGATCATCAGAAGCGTCGGATAGGTGGCTCGGCGTATTGTGTAAACCCAGACAAAGATGAAGGAGTCCACCATGGACAGCATCAAGAATCTGGCTGAGAAGCGCGCCGCGCTGCTGACTGATGCTTCGGGCATCGTTGCAGATGCAGCAGCCAAGGGCGAAGCCCTTACGGCTGAGGCTCAGGCTCGTTTTGACGCCCTTACTTCGGAGGCTTCAGTTGTTGCTTCCGCCATCACTTCAGAGAAGATCGCTGCTGAGGCCCGTGCCGCAGCCGACGCTGCTCGCTCGGAGAAGGCAGTTGCCTTCGCCCCAGCGGCTGAGTCGACCCGTGACCTGTCTGCTGAGCTTCGCCGAATCGCCCGAGACGGCGGCACGGTTGAGCTTCGTGACATCACGAAGGCGACCTTCACGCAGGCAGTTGAGCAGGGTGACCGCTTCTGGATCACCGCTGGTCAGGTCAACCCGTTCGTTGACCCTGCCGTTGTTTCCGTCATCCAGCTCGAGAAGGGCAACGTCTTGGCTCTGCCAAGGACGACCGCTCTGGGCACTGCCGCCGCTGTTTCCGAAGGATCCAGCATCGGGGAATCGGACGGGACGAACTCTTCCCTCAGCCTGACGCCAGTGAAGTACGCTTCACTTCTTCAGGTCGGAATCGAGACTGTTCAGGATCAGATGTTCGACGTAGCCTCATGGGCCACGGAGAAGCTGGCTGCTGAACTCAGCGTCGCGCACGGGGCAGTTGCTGCTCCTGCTGTTGCCGCTGCAGCCACGGTTGGCGTCACGGGTGCGGCAGTTGCCCCAACCTACGCGAACCTTGTTTCGCTGATCTATTCGGTGAAGCAGCAGTATCGTCGCGCAGCGAAGCGCGGCTTCATCATGAACGACACCACGCTTGGTGCCGTTATGGGCTTGGTTGACGGCGCGAGCCGACCAATCTTCGTGCCGGGCGATCAGAACCGCCCTGACACGATCCTTGGCTTCCCAGTCTATTCAGCCGCTCTCGCCGACAACGGTGACGAAGCCCTGAGCATCGCCTTCGGCGACCTTGGCGCTATCTACACCGCGATCGCGGGCGCGCCTGCCATTGAGGCTGACCGCTCCTTCGCCTTCGGCACCGGACTCGTGAGCTACCGTGGCATCCTTCGTGGTGCAACGGGACTCATTGACCCGAACGCCGTCAAGACGTTCAAGGGCGCGAACGTCTAATCCTTCGGGACTAGACTCGCAGGCGGCGGGGAGTCGGGCTTCGGCTCGGCTCCCCGTCACCATTAGCAGGAGGGCAACATGAAAGTCAGACTCATCTATCGACTAGACGGCACCCGCAACGGGCAGCCATGGCCCGCCATTGGCGGCGAGATTGACCTGCCAACCAGCGAAGCCATCAACCTCATCAGCCACGGCTACGCCGTGCCAGTGCCCGTGCCACAGGTGCAGGAGCGTGCAACGCTTGAGCAGGAGCCTGAGCGCGCTACACTCCCGAAGACAACCTCCAAGCCACGCAAGGGGAGAAACTAATGGCAGTTGAAAGCGTTCAGAAAAGCATCAACGCATCCACGCCGACGCTGCTCGTTCAGGCTGACACTGACGGCTGCATCGTCTACCTGCACACGCAGGTCACCATCTGGGTGGGCGGAGCGACCGTGAGCAGCAGCACCGGGATGCGCCTTGACTCAGCCGCTGGCCCCTTGGAGATTCGACTCCAGCCAAGTGACGCACTCTATGCCGTGAGCAACTCAGGCACCCAGACGGTCACCATCATGACGGTGGGCAACTGATGAGCTACGCCACGCTTGCCGAGTTCAAGAGCAGCATCGGGATCACTGACTCCACGGACGACACCCCACTGCAGTCAGTCCTTGACGCTGCCGATCAGCTCATCAACAACTACGTTGACACGAAGGTCGGCTTCGGACAGACGGCAAGCCAGACGCGCTACTACACCGCCGACCGCTTTGACTTCGTGCTGACTGACCCGATCGTATCCGTCAGCCAGTTGGCAACGGACGTCAACGGGGACGGCACCTACTCGCAGGTGTGGACATCGAACGACTACATCCTTGCACCGCGCAACGCCGCGCTGGACTCTCGCCCCTACACGGAGATTGACACCAGCCCGTTCAGCAATGCCGACTACAACTTCCCCGTCGGATACCTTGAAGTCAAGGTCACTGGCGTCTTCGGCTGGCCCTCAGTACCAGCGGCAGTCAAGCAGGCGGCGCTGATTCAGGCTGGCGCCATCTGGTCAAGCCGCACCGCCCCCTTCGGCGTGATCGGCTCGCAAGACTTGGGCGGCGTGCTCCGCATGAGTGCAGCCCTGCACCCTGAAGCCCGCATCCTTCTTGAGCCGTACCGCCTGCGCGGCGGGCTCGCCATCTGATGAACGACCTCACGATTCA